ATGATTTTAGAAACCGACTATCTATCTCCAATTAAGGTTAGGCACTTTAAAATGATTGATGACTACAACACTCTAATGAGTATGCCTAATGCATCCCAGAAGATTGTTTTTGAAACTCTGCTGAATAAATACAGAGAGTATTATAAAGGTTTTGACAGCCTAAAACAAACCTTTGCAAGATTAATGAAAGAGCATCCAGAAAAATTCAAAAATTAAAATTATGGAACTATCAAAAATTAAAAAGAAAGATATTCTTAATAATGTTCGAGTTGAAAATGGTCTTTATTCTTTAAATGATCTGTTTGAATTTACGGAAAAGAAAAAAAAATACAGACCCTAGAACATGGTTAAGGCAAGATAATGTGAAGGATTTTATTTCTGTTGCATCTGAAATTTTAAATGTGAGTTCAAATCACATTATAAAATCAAAAAGAGGTAAGGGTGGTGGAACTTATGCTGTTAGAAATATATTTTTAGCCTATGCCAAGTATCTGGATGCTGAATTACATTATTTAGTTAATGAAACTTTCTTTGAAAGAATCGAAGAAGACAAAAACCCAGATAAAATTGTTGACCGTGCTATTAAAACGTACGAACGCAAGGGGATGGATGCAAAGTGGATAGCAAAAAGACTTCATGCAAAAGGTATTAGAAATCAATTTACCACAATGCTAAAATCTCATGGGGTTTTAGGATCCGGATTTAAAGATTGTACAAATGCTGTCTACATTGGATTATTTGGAAAAGAAGCTTCTGAAATTAGAGATTCTAGAAATTTACCTGTAAAGACTAATCTTAGAGAAAATTTAACCTCGTTGGAACTTTCTGCAATATCACTTGCTGAAGAACTTGCAACTGAAGACATAGAGAAAAATAGACTTTATGGAAATGAAGAATGTTCTATATCTGCAAATAGAGCATCAAGATCAGTTTCTCAATCAATTATACAATTTAGAAACAATTAAATTTTTTAGACTGATAATCAATAAGTTATATATTTTTTATCCCAAAAGGTAAACATTTAGGTAAATTAATATTATTTAAGTTACTTATTTGTTTACCTTTGTAGAACAAAAGAGGTAAATATTCTTAATTAACGTAAACTTTTACATCATGCAAACATTAAGATCATTATCAAACATTCTTAAAGGTCAAGTTTTCATTTCAGAAATCACACCCGATACAAATGAGATTGAAATTTCAATAGGTGATTTTATGATTACTGGTGAAATTGAATTTAGAGGTTATGTAGTACCGAAAGATTTTGAATGCAATGTACCTGCTTCTTATGAAGTGACAGAGCAAAGAATCTACCCTACTACTCTACTCGATGAAGAGGGCGATGAAATAGAGCTTTCAAAGAGTGATGTTGATGTTATTAATGCATGGTTTCAACAAATAAAATTAGACGTACAAATATGAAAAACTTAAAATTTATTGACTTGGCGGCTAAAATAGAGTGGCTTAGTTCTCAAAAGATTCTTCAAAATAACCCAAAACTTAATTGATATGAAAATCGCACTAAACATCATTATCGGTATTCTGATTTTAACTATTTGGTCAGACATCGAGAAAAACATTGAAAACCCAGAATTACACTATTCAAATTCAATTATCGCCTTTTCAGGTATTCTTTTCTTCGGGTTTTTTAGAATTTACCATAAAGAATTCATTCAATTTTTAACAACAAAAAATTAAATATCATGAAAACGATTTATCAAATAATGGGTAATAGTATTTACAAATACATTTTTACCGCAGAAACAGAACTAAGCTACATAGCAATTTTAGACAATCCTTTCGCAGACACCGAAACGGTATTTTCAAAAAGCAAAGAAGGTGGGCAATGGTTTTTCAGTGAAAAAGAAGCAATTGATTACATCGCTAAACAAGAAGATATTAAACAAAAACTTGAAGCTTTAAAATCAGAATTAGAAAACGCTTAGAATAATGAAAAGTTTAAGCACAAAAATATTAGAGCAAATCCCGATTGAACACATTTATAGGTTTTTAAGCTCAAAAGAAAACGCTTCCAAAAAGCAAATCGGCGGTGAACGAGTGGGATCGAATGCCGCCAGCCGAAAGGCTAAAAAAGATGCCATTGAAAGTATGGTAAAAGAAATGGCTAAATAAAAAAAACAAAGAATAATGGACAGTTCAAACTTAAAAAAATTACAAGAGCCAATGTCGCTGAAATGGCGAGTTAAGGCGTTGCTTCCGGATAACAAGAATCCGATCCAAATGATAATAGTGGGATATGTAGATGCGAGACAGGTGCAGGATAGATTAGATGAAGTTTTTGGACTCATTTGGCAGGCAGAATATTTCGAATGCAAAGGAAAGCAATTCTGTCGCATAGGCGTTAAAATGGGTGCAGAATGGATTTGGAAAGGAGATTCAGGATCTGAATCAATTCTTGACAAAACAAAAGGCGAAACATCTGATTCCTTTAAAAGAGCTGCAGTTCATTGGGGAATTAACAGGGATTCTTACGAACTAGGAGAAATCACAATCAGCTGTAAAATGTTCGGGGGAAATCTGGTGCCGGTTGATCAGTCCGGAAACCAATTAAGCGGTGAAAAACTTCTGGAAGAATGCAAAAGAATTTCAGCTTTGAAAGATTCAGAATTGAAGTTTGATAGAAATGTCCTTCCATTGAAAGTTACTGCAAGTACATCGGAAGTTAAAGTACCGAAAAAAAGAACTACCAAATCAAAAATAATTTTACCATGAGCATCTATAAAAAATATACCACTGACCAACTTGAAGAGCACTTTAGCAATTTTATTATAAAATCATGGTCGTTTTCAAAAGTAGCTCAGTTTTCGAGAAATGAAAAAGCTTTTGAAATGGTTTACATCTACGGATACCAATCAAAATCATCAGCATCAACAGTTGCAGGAAGTGCTTATCATGAAGCTTTAAGTGCTTATTTCAAAGCAAAAAAAGAAGGTGGAGAACTTACACTCCCTGATTTAGAAATTATAGCATATCAATACATCGAAGATGTTGATGCTAACAAATGGAAACTACAGATAACAACTCCCACAATCGCAGAATCAAAAATCAGTTCAATAAAAACAGTAACTGCTCTTTTGGGGAATTTCTTCAAAGAAAAAAATGTTTATGAAGATCACATCGCAAAAATTCTGGATGTTGAAATTTCCTACACAGGTTATCTGACTATAAATGGTGTTGATATTCCGCTTCCTTGCAATTCTATAATTGATTTAGTGATTGAAACACACGATGGAAGAATTGTAATAATTGACCATAAGAGTAAAAAATCATTTTCTTCAGAGGAAGAATTATCTCTATCAATCGGAAAACAAGGAATCACTTATGTGAAATCTTATGAAGCTTACTCCGGATTAGCAGTAGATGAAATATGGTTTTGTGAAAATAAATATTCTAAAAATCAAAAAGGAGGTGATCAGCTAAATATGTTCCGTGTGATTTTAGATTATGACACTAGAATACTATATGAAGACCTTCTGTATGAGAACGTCAAAAGAATGATTGAAGCTGTTTCTGATGCTAATTATGTCTATCTGATTAACGACAGTGACAATTTTGTAGACAGAGCGGAATTATACGAGTTCTGGGCGAAAACAAGAATTTCAGAGATAGATGAATTTGATATTGATGAATCAGAAGTCAATAAAGAAATGGTGAAAATGCGCCACAGAAAGATTAGAAATTCTTCTGTAAAAGCTATGACTCCACAAGTAATAAAGCAGTTCAAGAAAAATGCTGCATCATTCATAAAATACGACCTAAACACTACAGATATGGAACCACAACAAAAAATAGAGCACGTTTTAAGAAGATTTGAGGTACACACTAAGGTTGCACATACTTTCAATGGTTTTTCTTCTAATACTTTCCTTCTGGAAATGGAAGCAGGTACAAAAATTTCATCTGTGCAAAAATTCAAGCTTGAAATTGCAAGTGCCTTGAATGTTCCAAATGTTAGAATTCCACGAGACTTAAAAGTTTTTGAAGGAAAAGCATATCTGGAGGTAGAAACCGGAAAGAAGAGAGATAAATTTCTTCCTTGGGATTCTAAAGAATTAATTGGTGAAAAAATTCCAATAGGAAAAGATAATTTTGGGAACAATCTATATTGGGATTTAGCAAATGAATCAACTCCTTTTGCTTTGGTATGTGGTGCTGCAGGTTCTGGAAAATCAGCTTCTCTAATAAGTTCTACAGAATACATGAGATTAATTCCTACAGTTGATCTAATAATAATACTTGATCCGAAATATGAATTTACAGGCTACGCAAATGATTCTAAAATTGAAGTTTACAACGATATATTAGAAATTGAAAAGCGTGTTGAAGATATTGTAAACGAAATGAACGAACTCATTAAAAACGGTCAAAAGAAAAAGATTGTAATAATTTTTGACGAGTTCGCCGATGCTGTTGCAAATTCCCGAAAGGGCAAAGATCTGGAAATCTGGGAAGATGTTGTAACCGGATACTATAAGCAATCTGCAACTGAGTTACTTATGGGACTTCCTGCAAGTCCAAAAACCAAAAGACAGAAAACCGGAACGCTCAACAGTCTTGAAGAAAACATGAGAATCATTAAGCAAAAAGGCAGATCAGTTGGCATCAGAGGTATTGATGCAACTCAGAGAGCATCTTCAAAAATCATTACCGGCGATGCTAAAGTAAATTACTCACTGATGATTTGCTTCCGAGTTCCAAAAGAGATTGACAGCCGTGTAGTGCTAGATGATGCAGGAGCGGAGGTTTTAACAGGTATGGGAGATGGTTTATTTAAGTCTCCAGAATATCCTGACTTAGTAAGATTCCAAGCTTTCTATAAACCACAATTAGTAAATGCTTAATTAAATGCAAAATGGCAATAACATTTCATCCCCAAAACTACCAAGAGCCGAAAGTTTACGACAAAGAAGATCATCAGAATTTCAAAAGTTGGTATTTCGAGAAAATTCACAAACAGCTCACGAAATCGGAAATGGAAAGCACACGAGAGAGTTTTATTTACGACATGGATTATTATCTCTCACTTCCAAAACCGAGTAAAAACATTGAAATATTCTCCTAATGAATAGCACAATAAAACCAAAGATAGGGCAATGTTTAGATTGCTCTCCTGGAACTGAAAATTATCTGACAGCGAAAAGATGTGAGCATCATTATAAAATCCACAGAGCTCTAGTAAACGCTGAAAAAAACAAGGATAAAGTGAAAAAGCCACAAAATGCAATTCCTAAATTTTCAGCCAAAAGAAAGATTGAAAATCCAAAGTACACTATCAAACGACTTCAATTTTTAGCACAACCAGAAAACTTAAGATGTTTTATTGAAGGTTGTAATAGAAGAGCAGATACAATTGAACATACAAGAGGTAGAAAAGGATATGCAGACGATTGGGCGAGGGAAAACAACATCAGTCTATACTTAGATGTAAGATTCTGGAAGCCGTGCTGTAATGACCATAATCTGGAGCTAGAAAGAAATCCGGAATTGTCGCAAAAATATCAACTAAGTAAAATTTCAGGTAAACAAAAAATAATTAAAAATTCTTAAAAATGGAAACATTAAAAATTGAAATCCCGAAAGGATTTAAAATTGAAAGCTTTGACATCAATACAGGAGTTATAAAGCTACAGCCAAAACCAAAAAACATTTTAGAAGTTATTAAAACCTTCAATAATGTTCTAGAGTATTTTGAAATTGATGAAGATGAATTTAATGAGGAAAACAAAGGTCTTGAAGCAGATGAAATTGCATATAGACAAATAAAATTAATTGCCAGAGCATTAAACGAGGGTTGGTACCCTGATTGGTCAAATTCCAACGAGTACAAATACTTTCCTTGGTTTAAGATGGGTTCTTCTTCGGGTGTCGGTTTTTCGTGCGACGTCTACGATCTCTGGGATTCGAATTCGGTTGTCGGCTCCCGCCTTTGCTTCAAAAGTAGAGAATTAGCCGAATATGCAGGGAAACAGTTCACAGAAATTTATAAAAATTACATGATCATTCAATAAAATTACCACTATGAAAATTACAGAAAAAGTAAAAAGTTTTGAAGACGCTTGCAGCGTTTTAAATATTGTGCCTTCAATACCTGATTTGAGTGCAATCCCTAAAGAAATGCAAAAACCGCTTTTAGCACATTACAAACTTGTGATTATTGCACAAGCCCTAAATGAAGGCTGGAAACCCGATTGGGATAATGATGACGAATATAAGTATTATCCTTGGTTTAAGATGGGTTCTTCTTCGGGTGTCGGTTTTTCGTGCGACGACTGCGCACTGGACTTCGGGTTCGCGTGTCGGCTCCCGCCTTTGCTTCAAAAGTCGAGAATTGGCTAAGTATATCGGAGAAACATTCATCGACTTGTACAAAGAATACTTTGTAATGTAAAAAAATAGGTTGTGTGATGTTGTGGTTGTAGTTCTTCTTCAGGTGTCAGTTTTTCGTACAACGACTACGATAACTGGAATTCGAATTCGAATGTCAGCTCCCGATTTTGTAAAATATTTACATCACAGACCTTACCTCTCGGTAAAAAAAATCAAATTTTAAAAGGCGTTGGTAACTATAGTGAAAACGACTTTATAAAAAGCAAAGGACATGAAAAAAATAGGGAATTTATATCAACAAATCATCAGCATCGAAAATTTAAATACAGCAGATGGAAAGGCACAAAGAGGAAAGTCTAAACAATACGGTGTTGTAAGGCATAACAAAACCCCAGAACAGAATATTTGGGAGCTTCATAAAATATTGATAGACAAAACTTACAAAACCTCTGAATATGATGTTTTCAAAGTTTACGAACCAAAAGAAAGAGACGTTTTCAGATTGCCATACTTTCCGGACCGAATTACCCATCATGCGATAATGAATATTCTAGAGCCAATTTTTTTAAAAGTGTTCACAGCAGATTCTTACAGTTGCATAAAAGGAAAAGGTATTCACGCAGCATCATTTGCGGTTAGAAAAGCATTGAAAAATGTAGAAGAAACAAAATACTGCTTGAAGTTAGATATTCGGAAGTTTTATCCAAATGTAGATCATGATATTTTAAAGTCACTTTTAAGAAGAAAATTCAAAGACAAAGATCTTCTTTGGTTGCTGGATGAAATTATTGAATCTGCTCCAGGTTTACCGATAGGAAATTATCTAAGTCAATATTTTGCAAATTTCTATCTGACCTATTTCGATCATTGGATTAAAGAAAAAATGTCAATTAAATATTACTTCAGGTATGCGGATGATATTGTAATTCTGCATAATGAAAAGGAAAAACTACACAGAATTTTAAATTTAATCATGAATTATTTTGAATTGAATTTGAACCTTGAAGTTAAAAACAACTGGCAGATATTCCCAGTAGAAAGTAGAGGAATTGACTTTGTTGGATATGTTCACTTTCACACTCATACTTTGCTTAGAAAGTCTATTAAAAAAAGATTTGCAAGAATGTTAAGGCGAAATCCAAAAAGAGCATCAATAGCGTCTTATATGGGATGGTCAAAGCACTGCAACTCAAAACATCTTATCAAAAAATTATTACCAAATGACCAATTTCAAAGACCTACAAATAAAACCGATTCTTCCATCATTTGTGGGTGATAAAGTTAAAATAAAGAAAATACTGAACGCTGAAATAATCGTTCATGACTTCAAAATTGAAGATTCAACACAGAAGCCAGGAACCAAATATCTTACGCTTCAGATTGAACGAAAAGGAGACAGAGAAGTTTTATTCACCGGTTCAAATATTCTACTCAAAACCATTGAACAGATTCCGAAAGAAAAATTTCCTTTCAAAACCACAATTACCCAAGAAAATCAAATGTATCAATTCACTTAGTTTAAAATTATGAAAGCATCAAACGAATTTGAAAAAGCGATAGCAGATTATTTGGAATCAGTAAAAAGTAACTATCCACAGTTGTCCGAAGCAATTGTACAAGAGGGAAAATCTATAACTGAATGCTGTTCCTACATAATTCAAGAAGTACAAAAGAAGAAAGTTAATGCAATGGCTGATTTAGAAGTTTTTCAATTAGCAGAAGCATATTATTTAGCTGAAAAAGTAGAGGTTAAAAAAGTGAATTGCAAGGTCGTTGTGCCAGGAAAAGAAACTGAAGAATCTGAAGCAAAACCAATTGCCCCTATTCTACTAAAAAAGCCAAAACAGAAAGAATATCACTCTAACCAATTATCACTTTTTGACTGATGATGCCAAGAACTAAAATACAGATAGCTGTTCACAATTTAGCAAAAGAACTTCCAGAATTAACAAAGTCACAAATCGATTATGCAAATTCTAATTTCTTTGAAAAACTCTGTTATGCAACGAAAAGCACAGCCTTTTGTTTAGAATGTGGTTCTGATGTAAAGGTTGAGGAAATAAGCAGAAAAAGAATTGTTTGTGACTGTTGTGGAGAGAAATTAAAGGTTATTAACACAAAGAAAAGAACTTTTAATACTGAAGCTTTTTATTTTGCTGTTGCTGATTTAATTATTGATGGTATTTATGATTTTCAAGTTGTAAGAGTATTTGAATTTACTAAATCGCATTCTAAAGGAAATCACTCTTCCGTATCAATTAGAGAAGTTTGCCAAAATTGGTACAATGTTGATGGAAAAAGAATAATTAATGCCAGATTACTTGCATCCTATGGGTCATCTTGGCAAAGTTCAATGGAAATTCGCTCAGAGGGATATTTTAAAAGCTATAATCCAATTCCAGACCTCTATTGCCCGACTTCAAAATTTAGAGCTGACTATGTTAAGAAAGGAATTTCTCATAAAATAAAATTCATAACACTAAAACGAGCGATTGATGAAGTTCAAAATTCAGAAACTGAAACTTTACTCAAAGCAGGTTACTATGATGTATTTGCAGGATGGAGTTCTCACGAAATAAGACAGCATTGGAATAGTTTGAAAATTTGCATCAGAAACAAGTATAAAATCAAAGATTTAAATCTTTATAAGGATTTACTTGAAGCACTACGGTATCTAGGAAAAGATGTAAGAAATGCACATTTTGTTTGTCCTGCAAATTTACACAAAGCACATGATTTTTTTATTGAAAAAAGAAACCAAGCTGAAATAGGAAAAAATATCGCTGACAATCTGAAAAAAGCAAAAGAACGAAATTCGAAATTCATAAAGGAAAAAGAGAAATTCTTCAATCTGGAAATGGCAAAAGGAAAAATAAAGATTGCGCCACTTAAAAGTGTTCCAGAATTTCTTGCTGAGGGTGAAGTTTTAAGCCATTGCGTTTTTAAAAGTAATTACTACGAAAAGAAACACAGTTTAGTATTATCTGCAAGAATTGACGGTAAACCGATTGAAACTATTGAGTACGATTTAAAAAATCAAAAAATCATCCAAGCGTACGGCTTCAAAAATAAACCAAGTAAACATCATGATGAAATCGTGAATTTAATCAATAGTGAAGCCTTTAAAATCCGTCAAATAATGACTGCCTAATGATTGGAGAGAACAAGAAACTAAACAAAGACAATGTGTATAAAAATGCAGTCTGGGGCAAGAAAGGAGATAAAGTGACAATAATCTCTGTAAGCGGAAACGCTGTAATATATGAAAATAGTAAAGGGGTGAGATACCCTTGTAATGTTAAAGATTTGGACTGATGGAAAAATATAAAATTATTTACGCTGATCCGCCGTGGATTCAGAAAGCAGGTAGAAAGTTGCAGCCTTATAAAGTTATAGATGGTAAGCAAATTTGGAACAGTGATACCAGTAAAACCGATGATCTCGCTTACCCGACAATGACAGTCGAAGAAATTGCCGCGATCCCTGTGATTGATATTTTAGATAAAGACGCTTTTCTCTTCATGTGGGTTACGAATAAATATCTATTGAAAGCCGAAACAGTGATTAAAGCATGGGGATTTGAATATGTTGCCTGTATTACTTGGAGAAAGAAAAAGATGGGCGGTGGTTTAGGTGGCGTGGTTAGAATTTCAAGTGAATACTTATTATTCTGCAGGCGAGGCAATTTAAAGGCAATTGGTAATATACCCGAAAGTGTGATTGAAGCTAAAAAGACCTTATGTAAATGGTTATCCATGCCACAGTAAGAAGCCCGAAGTTTTCGCTGAATTAATAGAATCAGTATCACCAGAAGGTAAAAGATTAGAAATGTTTGCGAGGAATCCCCGAAGCGGTTGGGATGTTTTTGGAAACGAAGTTGAAAATTCAATTGTAATAGAGTAAGTGAAATGGCTAAAGATAAAAAATCATTCGTTGCATACGCAGACTGGAACACAACATTTGAAAAGCTTTCTGATGAAGAAGCTGGAAAGCTTGCTAAAATGATGTTTTCTTTTGTTAGCGATCAAAACCCCGAAGCACCTGATAGAATGACAGAATTACTGTTTGATCCTATCAAAAATCAACTTAAAAGAGATCTAAAATCATACGAAAAAACACTGGACGAAAAAAGCCGAAGAGGAAGATTAGGAAACCTTAAAAGATGGTCACCAGATTTATATGACAAAGTAGTTTCAGAATTAATAGAATTAGAAGAAGCGGAAAGTATCGCTAAACATCGCACAAGCGATAAAAATATCGCACAAGCGACAAAATCATCGCTAAATATCGCTGATACTGATAATGTAGATGATACTGTTATTGATAATGATACTGTAACTGATATTCTTTTAGAAAAAGAAACAAAAGGAATTAATTTATCTGATAAGGTTTCGGAAGATGTTTTTCCAGATGATAAAATTCTTGATGCAGAAAAAGAAAAAAGTTGCGCCAAAAAAGAAAAGTTCAAACCGCCAAGCGTTGACGATGTGCAAAAATATTGCAATGAACGGCAAAATGATATTCAGGCATTCAAATTCGTAAACTTTTATCAATCCAAAGGATGGAAAGTAGGAAATCAACCGATGAAAGACTGGCAAGCAGCCATAAGAACTTGGGAACAAAAAAACAAAGAAAATGGGCAATCAAAAACAGCAACAACACTCACCCAAGCCGCAAGAAGATAAACTCCTAAAGCAACCGAGAAAAAGCATCTTACTTGAAGCTTTGTTGAATGCAGGTGAGCTTGAAAGTCCAATCGTTCAAAAGTATCTGAAGGAGTATGAGGAATATCAGAAAGGCTACATAGAACATCTTAACTCTCTGCCAAAAAAAGAGAAAGAAGTTTTACCTGATTTACAGCCAATTAATCCCGAAAGTTTGTACGAACTATTCATCAAGGTTTTTGAAATTGTTCACGGGAAACCATTTGTTGAATCTTATAATGATTTTGGCTCTCGAAAATTAGCAAGAACACTTTTATCGTATTTCATCGGAAGTAATAATTTTTATAAAAGTCCGCTGCTAAATCATAAATCAGAACCAAGTTTAAAAAAGGGTTTTGCAATTTTTGGAGATTTCGGAGTTGGTAAATCTGCAATTCTTGAAGCTTTTCACATACTTTTTAAAACTGCTGAAAATAATCGGTTTATAGTGAAAGATAAATTTGGCACAGATCAGCTTTTAGGCAGATATAAACTATCATTTGAATTTAACACAAGCAATGCAGTAGTACAGGAATATGAAGCAATTAACAGGTCAAATAAAGAATCTGAGAAAGAATACAAGTTGAATTTATTCAATAAACGTCATCATTACGGTTATCGAAATTACGATGATATTATGAGTGAAAGAACAGCAAGTAATTATGGGAAATTGGAGCTTTTCAAAGAAATATTTGAAGAAAGATATTCCAACAAAGCAAAAACGCTAATCTCCCTTAATTACCATGAAAACAGTTTAGAAAAAACATTAGAAGTTTATGCTGAAAAATATGGAGAAAGACTTTATGATAGATTCTTTGAAATGTTCAACATCATTGAATTACGAGGAAACAGTCTTAGAAAGTGATAAAATGGAAGCTTTTAAAATCATCTACCAGAAGAACCGAAATGAAAACAAGCCTTTAAAAATGCAGTTCGATGAACTCGGTTATTATCATCAGTTTTTAGAGGAAGAAATTACAGTGAAATCATTTACCAAAAATTTAAATAAAAAATCATAATGAGAAATATATTAATCTCCTTTTCAGGTGGTAGAACTTCGGCTTTTATGGCTCGGTTCTGCAAAGAATATTATAAGAATGATAATTTACTTTTCTGCTTTGCTAACACTGGAAAAGAGAGAGAAGAAACATTGGTTTTTGTAGATAAATGCGATAAAGAATTTGGTTTAAATGTCGTTTGGATCGAAGCCGATGTACAAAAGATAAAAGGTATCGGTACTGCTTATAAAATAGTTAACTTCGAAACCGCTTCACGTGAAGGAGAACCGTTTGAAGATGTTATAAAAAAATACGGCATACCGTCAAAACTATATCGTCATTGCACAAGAGAGCTTAAAGAAGTTCCTATTCATAAGTTTGCTAAAGAATATTTCAATAAATTAAATTTCTTTCAGTGGATTGAAAAATATAACCCAAATCCAAGACCAACAGAAAGTGATTATAAGTCCACAACTTTATATGAACGATTTAAAAAGGAAGTTACAGTCGATTATGTTACAGCTTTAGGAATAAGAGCAGATGAACCAAAAAGATTAAAATTAGATCCTAAAAAGATTTACCCTTTAGCTGAAATAAATGTTACTGAAGAATTCATTCGTGATTGGTGGTCTAATTTCTACTTTGATTTAATGCTTAAAGACTATGAAGGCAACTGTGATAACTGCTTTTTAAAGTCATTAAGAAAAAAAATGACTATTGCTACTGAATGCCTTATATCTCCAAATTGGTGGAGTACGATGGAAAAAACATACGGAACCGAAAGACAACCAATATTTGACGTACGAAATAACCTCTCTTATGCGCAGATTAGCGACCTCGCAAAGAAGCCATTTAATAAGGCAATTGATAAAAAAGAAGAAAGAGATTCTAAACCTAATCTTTTTGATTTAAAGTTAGATGTCGAATTTAATTGTTACTGCGCAAATACTTAAACCTATGCCCTACTACATCACACAAATATCCGTATCCCTCAACGCTCGAAACGATGAAGAAGCAAAACAAAAGATAGAGAAACTTTTGAACGGAGCGAGGGGAAATAAAGAGTGTAAACCTTACGTGAATTCTATTTCTAAAGCGAATCACGAAAACAAATTTTTGAAATTTGATGATAAAATTATTAAATCTTTAAATATTAATAAATAGTATAAAATACTACTTTTTATTTTTATATTTGTAATCTAAACTAACTGGAAATAATGGAAATAAAAGGAACTATTAAAACAATAGGCGAAGTTCAGACATACGCTTCTGGGTTTCAAAAGAGAGAGTTTGTTCTCGTAACGCATGAGCAATACCCACAACCGATAAGTATTGAGTTAATCCAAGATAAGATTGATATCATTAATCCATTTAAAGAGGGAGAAGATGCAACCGTAGGAATTAATCTCAGAGGTAGAGAGTGGGTTTCACCCCAAGGAGATATTAAGTATTTCAATACTATCGTGGCTTGGAAAATAATTAAAATTTAAATAGTATATTATACTATTTTTAACTATATTTATAATCTAATTTTTCATATTAATATTTTGTGATTTGGTTTAGTAGTTCTCTGTTGTGAAACCCAGAACTACTTTTTAAAGGGGAGATAGCTCTAATGGATAGAGCACAAGTGAGGTGCACTGATCTTAAGGTGTGGGTTCGATTCCTACTCTCTCCACAATTTTTTTTAGTCCATTATTAGTTTTTCCCGACTGGCTTAATGTCGGTCGGGATTTTTAAATTTTAATTATGCAGAAAATTTCAATAAAAGATACATTAAGCAGGGATTTGAAAGATTTACCTGGTGAAATTTGGAAAGATATTCCAGGATACGAAGACCGTTATCAAATCTCCCAATACTCCAGAGTGAAATCAATCATTTTTCAAAATTCCGTAATCATCAAAAAAACACTTTCCAGCGGAAAATTTAAAGTTATTCTTTCGGATAGATTGAAGCGTAGAAAGAATCATGAGGTTGGGAGGCTTTGCCTTACTGTATTTGACCGCAAACCCAAAGAAGATGAAGTAGTGCAGTATAATGATAAAAATCGCCTTTTTGATGCCTTATTTAACATCGGATGGACTTCTAGAAAAGAAAGTATTCAAAATGCTTATAGAGATAACAAATTCCCCACTGACCACGGAAAAGGGAATCTTAACGGAATGTCAAAACTTTCACCATCTGAAGTGATCGAAATCAGAGAGAAGTTTCAATCAGGAACCAAAAGAAAAGAATTGGCTGATAATTACGGTATTTCTCAAATTACTATCGGGAAGATTGTAAATAACGAAAGATGGACCAACTGTAAGTAATTGAGTGGCTTAAACAATAAAGGATATGAAAATACATAAGTTAAAAACATTGCAACCATTTTACAATGAGGTTTTGAAAGGCAATAAAACTTTCGAACTTAGAAAAGATGATAGGAATTTTCAAGTGGGTGATAGATTGGATTTGTTTGAAGGCGATGAGCAGGTAGATGATATTGAAAAACGAAGCAATCAGAACCGTGTTCACAGATTTATCACCTATAAATTAGAAGGTGGTATTTACGGACTTGAAAAAGGCTATTGCATTTTAGGTCTGAACTATTAATTCATCAAAATAAAATAAAATGGAAAATCACTTTTATAAATCACAAGTATCATTAATGGGAACAATATTATCACTCATTGCATGTACAGTTATTTGGGTTTTGATTAAATATAAAACTAAAGTTGAATGGGAAAACTTTATTTTTTATTTAGCAATTTGCTATTCATCTATTATACTTTGGTGCACAACCGAAATACATATTAAATGGAAAGATAACTCAGGTAAAACAGATGAATCCAGCATTAGAGCAGGCAATCCTAAAACATCAGATACACAATGGAAGCCTACAGAAAGCCCTTTCGCTTATCCTGATGATCAAAATTAAGAAATGAAACAACAACCTGAATTTGAGTTACAGAAATGTGTTTGCGCTTACCTACGGGTGGCGTATCCGTCAGTATTTTTCATGTCAGATACTATTGCAAGTTTAAAACTTACAAAGTTTCAGAAAGTAAGAAATTCTCAGATTCAAAAACCGGGATTCAAAACTCCGGATCTTCTTATTTTTTCACCAAAAGGAAAATATCACGGATTATTCATTGAGTTGAAAGTAGAAAGTCCCTACAAGTTGAACGGTGAACTTAAATCAAATCAACATATAAAAGAGCAAAGCGAGACGATAGAGAAGCTTAAAACACTTGGTTATTACGCAGATTTTGCTTGGAATTTCAATGATATTGTAAAATTAATAGATAGGTATTTAAATGAAAAACTATGAATTCAAAGACAGTAAATATATCAGAAGTTAAAATTAATCCGAATAATCCCCGATTGATTAAAGATGATAAGTTTAATAAGCTCGTAAAATCTATCAAGGAGTTTCCCCAGATGCTCGAAATACGTCCTATTGTTGTAAATGGTGATATGATAGTACTTGGTGGAAATATGCGGTTAAAAGCATGCTTGGAAGCTGGACTGAAAGAAGTTCCAATAATCATCGCCGACAAATTAACAGCAGACCAACAGAGAGAGTTTCTGATTAAAGATAACGTTTCTGGTGGTGAGTGGGACTGGGATATTCTAGCTAATGAATGGGATGGTGACCAGTTGGAAGAATGGGGACTAGATTTAAAGTTCACGACTGATCCATTTGATGAAGAGCCACCAGAAGAACAAACTTACATTCCTACTTTCAGATTTGAAGTAACATGCACCACAGAAGCGCAAAAGAATAAACTAATGGCGGAACTCTTAACAAAGGGCTACAGCTGTACAGAAGATTATTAATATAATGGCTTACAAGAGATCAGAGATAACTAAAATATTCAATAGAATAATAGAAGAGATAGTAAATGAGGGTAAGTATATAAGAGACATCTTAAAAGAGGATTGGTCTCCATCAACTCAAACCTTTTTTATATGGCTTGATGATGAAAAGAAATCAAAACAATACGCGCGTGCGTGTGAAATTCGTGCTGAAATTCTAATGGAACAAATGATCCATATTGCCTTCACTCCGGAAGAGGGAGAGACTGTTGAAATGTCTCAAAAAGGAGAAGGTAAGAAATCAGTTAAGGAGATGAAAAAAACCAAAGGTGATATGCTTGGACATAGAAAACTGAAGGTTGATACATTAAAGTGGGTTATCGCTAAATCGGCTCCTAAAAAGTACGGAACTAAAATAGATTTAACCACTCAAGGCGAAAAGATAGAAGGCAATTCAGTTCCTATCGTTCTTGAGGACGGTAGATCATACGAACATTTGAAAAATGAACTTAAGCCGGAGTAAATTAAAATATGGTCTTACAGAGGTATTTGTAAAGCATGACTATTACGCATCATTGAGAATAAGGCTGTTCGACAAGGACGGCTTTATTCATATCGATGATGGTGATTCATCTTTACCTACAGATGTCAAAATTAAAAATACAAAAGAAACTTATCCGGCTTCAAAGATCCTTCCTTATGATACAGATATTCTTTACTCATATTGCGAAGATGCTGATTTCGGATCATTCCCACGATACAAATATATTTTTCATGAAGGAACTTCCAGAAGCTCTAAGAGCTGGAGTATTGAAGAATGGTGTTTGCGTGAATGTGAAAATAAAAAGAATCTTCATATAAATATCTGGAGAGACACCAGAGAAGCTTTAACCGGAACTATTTGGAATGACTTCCGGAAACTTATTCCATTATCTGGAAGAATAATAAAGCTTTCTAAAAATACAGCACCTATTCACTTTGCTAATGGTTCTATAATTTCACCAAAGGGAGCAGACCAAACAAATGCTCACGGAACTACTCAAGATATTGCATGGTTGAATGAGCCTTACAATATTTCAGAGGATGAATTTGACCAGATTGACCAGCGTTCAAATCAATTAATAGTCGATGTAAACCCGTTGGGCATTCGTTGGGCAGAAAAGGTAAAGAAAAACCCTCGATGCATTGTTATCTACTCCACTTTCAAACAAAATCCGTTTTGCCCTCCCGAACAAAAGAGAAAGATTCTGGGTTATGAACCGTGGGAATCCGGAAGCTACGAAGTTGTTAAAGGCGTGATTATGTATAAAGGTCAGCCTGTATCAGAAAGACATCAACCACCGGTTAATAAGGCGAACAAGGCTAAAGATTCAGTTAATGTCTTCAAATGGATCACATACGGATTAGGATTAAAAGCAGAGAACCCTCGAAAGATACATCATAACTTCAAGCCGTGCAGCCTAGAAACTTACAACAGTTTACCAGGAAGAGAATATCAAGGATTAGATTATGGTTCTGCGAGACCTTCAGCTTTCCTTAAAGTTAAGTTTGATGGAGATAGGTCGTTCTATATTAAACCGTGCTTGTATCAACCCATGAATGATATGACTTCGCCACTTGGAGAGGTTCTGATTTCAAAAGGCTGCATAGTTGATGATGTTACTATTCTTTGGGCAGATTCAGCAGATAAAGAAGCAGGAAGCAATATCTCTATGACAAATGATTTGAGAACGCTTTACAATATTAACGCCTATCCTACTGCTAAACCGACCTACAAGGCGAGATTTGAATTTATGAGCAATGCGAGATTCTTCTTTGTATCAGATTTACCAGGAGATGCTGATGGAGTTTCTTTAAGCGATCAATTTGAATTTGAGTTGGATAATTACCAATGGGAGTACATCAATGATAAATCAACAGAGAAACCAATAAAAAAGAACGATCACTTTATGAACGCTCTAGAGTATTGTGTATGGGGAATAAAAGAATACTTAGGATTAAGTTTCTAACTATTGTAAGATGCCAACTTAAAATCAAAGTTTACTATATTTACATTAAAATTTTTACAATGAATTTAGATCAACACATAACATTGACTTGCGAAAATGGTTTATTAAATAAAACAGAATTCGTTAAAGTTCAAGAGCAAATAAATGAAAAGAACTTTATGAGCATGGAAGATTTTCAAAGATTACTAGATATCGGGTTTCCGATTGGTTTAGAACTTAAAAGACTGAAACAGACCGAAGATATTTCAGAAGTCAGGCTGATGGTAAGTGATAAAAAAATTACGGCTTCTGATTTTGTTGCAGTAATATTAAGCAATGTATTCCATGATGAAGTTTTAAAAATGCATCCATTAAAAGATTGCAATTAATATTATGAATTATTACTATAATACATTCGATTCTCGCAAATTTGAAAAAACTGATGTTATTTCTCGATATATTCAAATTATAAGTTATCAGTTTGAAAAGAAATATCAAAAACCAGCTAATGATATAACGATAGGTTTAATAGATGATAATGTATTTACGGATAAGATTACAATTCGTTTTAGGCATAAAGTAAGTAAAGAAGAAATAACCTTAAATGATTTAATTAAGTAAAGAGTAATAATATATTTTAAAACCTAATCTCACACATCGTGAGGTTTTTTTTATTTTAATACACAACAACACCAAACATTTACAGGATTAGTTTTGAAGTCAAATAGTTTCTGTGGGATTTCTTACTAAAATTGATAATGCTTTAACAGCTGCGAAATATGCCTTTAATGGTGGTTTTGATGCTGTACCCTACGCTGTCTTAGATGATGGCACCCACGCTTATAACTTAGAGACTGTTACACATGGTCCTCTATCTATTTTAGGTATTGGTGATAAGTACACCAGAACAAAAGATAATCTCAAATACTATTACGCAAATACTTTATTTCTTCAAGACTGCATTAATCTGTATGCTGATTTAGCTGCACAGGTTAAAATCATGGAAGTTGACGAGAAAGGAAATGAGATTGAAGATTCAGAATTCATCAAACTTTTAAATAATCCTAATCCTTTTCAAACAAGAACTGAATTAATAAAGGAATTGGTTATTAACTGTCTTTCCACAGGTGCCGTTTTTCAATATGGGAATTTCTTCAAGAATGGAAATTTAAGAGCTAATCCGCTATTGTATAATCTTGAATTGTATAATCTTGAATTCCCTAAAATCAAAGACAGATATTCTTTAACCAGAAAAGATCTAAAAGCCTTGAAAGTAAAAGAAAGAATCGGCGATAATAAGACCCGAACTATTGAGCTCGGTGATCTTGCATTCTTCTATGATACAATTCCAAATGCAGGATGGGGAGAAAAAGGATATAGTGATTCAAACTATTTCAGACCGATGGCCAGAATGTTTTCTATTCTTCCATCTGTAAATACTCTTTTGAATGCTCAATCATCAATGCAGTATATGGCAGGTAATAATGTCAATAAAGTACTAAGTAAAGAACAGTCTAATGCCGGATCGGTCGCTCCATTGGGAGGTGATCAGAAAAGTGACATTGAGCATAAGATTAACGGTCATGGGGTTTACGGAATGAAGAATGGTAAAGTAGGTGATATTGCTGTCACCAATGAATCTTTAAAAGTTCTTGACCTTACCAGAGATAACAAGAAAATGCAGATGATTGAAATGAAAGAATCTGGAAAGGAAGATGTTAGAAACTGCTATTTAATCCCGAAAGATTTCTTTGGGGATTCAACATACGAAAATAAACAGTTCTCAGAGGCAAGGCTTGTTCTTGGAGGTGTGAAAGGTATCACTGATAATTGGCTTGGATCACTTGAAAATAAAAGTGAAGGTTATTTCTCCGGGAGGCGTACAAGATTGGTAGGAAAGTATGATCACCTTCCGAGTGTTGCAGAAACTAAAAAGAAATTGGAGAATGAAGGCTTTATGTTGAAAGCCGTAGCGCTTGAAAAAGCAATCACAGTTTTCAATCAGATGGTTTTAATTAAGCCAAAATTAACTTGGGAGGAATTCATCAGAGTAAATCAGTTTAATGAACATTTAATGATTCAATCATGAAAAACATAATAAAGAACATCGATAAGATTTTAAAGGAAGATGATAAGATTTCACCTCAATTAAAATCTGACCTTCAAAAGAAGAAATATATTATTTCAAAAGATAAAACCGTACGAAAATGATACGATTAAGAGAATTTCCAGATAAAGCATTTAGTAATGAGGAAGAAGCTTTCAAGTTTCTGATAGCTAATAAGTCTTTAATCATCGCTCAAAAGAAATCAGCAATTAAATATGCTGATGCTCTGCCATATTTCGGGACCATCGAAAACGAAAAGAAAGAAATTGTAAAAGCTGTTGATAATGGAGATTTGAGAGATGCAACCATGATTAAAGTTGTCGCTGTTTCTAATGCTTGTAATTACTACGATTCTCACGGGGATGTATCTATTAAAGGTAGTTGGAATAGAACGGCAAAAAACACTACAGATGGTCTTCACCTGCAGGAGCATCAAATGAAGTATGATAAACTTATTTCTGATGATGTTTTGTTTTCTGTTGCAATAAAAGACTGGACGGATTTAGGATATAAATATGTCGGTAATACGGAATGTTTAATTATGTCATCAAAAGTAGAGAAAGAAGATAATCCCTACATGTTTGATAAATACATCAAAGGAAAGGTTAAGAATCATTCTGCCGGACTTCGTTATGTAGATGTAGAATTCGCTATCAATAGTGAAGCTGATTGGGCTAAAGAAGAAAAAGTAGTTTGGGATAAATACTATCCGTGTATCATCAATAAAGAAGATGTTGATGAGCGTGGATATTTCTTAGCTGTAAAAGAACAAAAAATTATAGAGAATAGCGCAGTACTCAAAGGAAGTAACCCAGCTACTCCAACGATATCAGTTGAACCCGTCGCCGACACTTCAACGAATACGGACCCGGCAAAAGCCACTCCACCAAGTGAAACAAAAACATTTACTAATCTAAACATTTTTTAAAATGGATTTTAAGTACAAAACAGTTGCGGAAATTAACGCAATGTCGGCTGACGAACAAGAAAAGTATCTCGCTGACAAAAAGACTCACGAAGATAAAGTGAGAAAAGACGAAATGGATAAGGCAGTTAAAGAAGCCTTAAAGCCGTTGTTAACTGAACAAGGGAAATTAACAACCGATATCAGTGATCTTGCTGAAAATATCAATGTTATGACTGAAAAGATGAAAGCAGGATTCAACGGCTTAGTTGTCGATGAAGAAAAGCTTTTGGAAACTATAGCTGAAAAGCAAGAGGAACTTGCGGCAATTTTTAAAGCTGGATCTGGTCAATTGGAGATAATGGTTGTGCCAAAAGCTCCTGCAATTATGACAACCCAAAGCGGAACTATTACAGGAATGCCAGCCTTATTGGCTACGCAGTTGAATCCATTGCAAAGAATTGATCTTGATATTTGGGATATTGAAAACGAGGTTACAAATTTTCAAACAGACAGCCCAATTTACACGTACACATATGCCATCCCTAAAGACGGTAAGTTTGATTTCCAAACTGAAGGTGCTGTAAAAGCTCAGATTGATTTCACATGGAAAAATGCAAGTGCTGAACCATTAACATTCGCTGCATGGGAGAAATTAACAGAGCAAGCAGTTCAAGATGTGAAAGGTCTTTTATCTGTAGCAAGAGGCTATCTGAAAGATCGTCACGATTACGATAAGGCTTTGGCTATTGTATTCGGTAATGACGCAAATGACATTAAAGGTGTTATTGATTACGCTACTCCATTTACAGCGGGTTCTTTGGCAGCTTCTGTTGAAACTCCAAATTTGATGGATGTAATCAACGCAGGCGTGTTATCAGTAAGAAACAGAACAAACTATCCTGGTTCCCCACGATTTAATCCAAATGTCACTTATATCAATCCGTTTGATTTCTTTATTCAGTTTACATCTGCTAAAGATAGTCAAGGTAAGCCATTGTACCCAACCGCTCAGGCTGGAGTTGTAATAATTGGAAATACTGTAATTAAGCAAAGATTTGAGATTCCTGTAGGAAAAATCTTTATTGGCGATCTTAAAAAGATTATGCTTGCGAGCTATTTACCGTACACAGTTAAGATTGGATGGGTAAATGATGATTTCATCAAAAACCAGTTTGTAATGCTTGGGGAAAGTAGATTTTTCTTATTTGTTAAGAAACTTGATGAAGCTGGTTTCTTGTATGATGATATTGCAACAATCAAAACAGCAATCACTAAACCTGCAGCATAATGAAAGTTACATTGCTTAAAAAAATAGGTGATCATTCCGTAGGAGATGAAATTGAAGTACAAGATGAAACAGTCTTGGAAGCTTGGAAGAATCTTGGAGTGATTGAAGGAGAAGCTAAAGAAAGAGAATTGTCAGATTTTAAAGTTGACGAATTGAAAGCTTTAGCAGTAGAAATGAATCTCCCAGAAGAAGATTGGAAGTCTCTTAAAAAAGACGAATTAGTACAGTATCTAACTGATAAATAATATCAAATGTTAATAGACAGCACATACTTTCAAAACTCTAATATTATCGCCAATATCGGTGAAGCGGATCCTAATGGAAAATTGGATCTAGTTTTAGATTTGATGATAAAGAAGGGCGAGAAAGAGGTGCTGTCTTTTGCCTTTGGTGTTGAAATGTGGAGAGACTTTAAAGAATTGGTAAAAGATGGCATTCCGGAAGATATTCCCCAAAACTATAGAGATATAATTGAGGGAAAAGATTATTTACGAGATGGTAAAAAATGCTATTGGGATGGATTGATTCAGCCAGACACGAAAGAAAGCCTTTTGGCTGATTACGTTTACTGTATTTATCACACTCAGAATCTTTCTCAAACTACCGAGACAGGCGAAACAATTACCGAAAGTAAAGTAGGTAGAAAAGTTTCTTCTGTTCCAAAGATCACCAGAGTATGGAATACTTTCATTAAAAAGCTACATGACGGATTTAGAAGCAATCCAAGTGGTTATACAATGGAAGGAAAACCGTATTGGTATCTTAGAAATAGTGGAATTGATTACTATGGAGTTTATCCAAAGACAGGCGAAGTTTCTTTAATTCAGTTTCTTCTGGATAATAAAGATTCTTATCCCCTACTCGATGCGAATTACAGAAGATTTGGAGAATTTCAAAATGAATTTGGGATATGATAAATCATAATATTTTGCTTTACGATCTTTTAGACAGGACTATGAATGTTGATTTCGTAGGTAAGAATCTTGTAGTAAACTACACAGAAGGCGATCTTTCGGAGTTATCAAGAAAGCTGAATGATTCTGCAACAAAATATCCTATCATCTGGTTACAGTCAGGATATAGCGTAGAAAGGTCAATTCAACCAATCCAGACTAAAATTGAGAATGCAAAAATATTCTTCATTCACAAAGGGAGCCAGACAGATCGATACGAGAAAAGATATTCAACCACTTATCAGGAAGTTCTTTATAATCTACTTAACAAATTCGATAAAGTGATAAGAAAGGAAAAAGGGATTTCAGCATCAAATACTGACCGTTTTACAACTTTCCCATTCAATGATACTACACAGATTGAAAGTGGTGGGAAAGGTGAGCAAAGGCTTACAGTTACCGATTTCTGGGATGCTCTTTTATTAGAAACTGATTTAATAATTACAGATCAGTGTTTTCCTCAATTAATAATTAAATAATAAAAATACTATGTTAAATTTAAAAAAATGCGCACTTGCAGCAGCCGTAGCTTATTTAGGTGGTTTGTTTTGCGATGAGCAACAAGCCCTTAAATTTATTCTTGTTGATAGATCAGTGAGAATGGATCCTGCAACATTTGACAAAACAGTTTTAGATGGATTGATTGCTCAAAATAAAGCAATTGGAGCTGTTCAATTTGATTCTGCAGAAGATGCAAATGTTGACGCTTCTTTTACTGATTTATCAACCGGTGAAAGAATTCAGAATAACATCGGAATGAAACGTTGGACATTTACTTTCTACAAAGGTAATTGCTTTCAAAATGAACTTCACAAGCTAAATAAATCTGAAAGATACGGCGTGATGTTCGTTATGGAAGATGGTTCTATCCTTGGTCAGCTGACTAAAGATGGGATGTTAAAAGGTTTTGATTGTAAATTATTCACAGGGGTAAAAAACATTAAAACAGCAGCCGAAGGAGGAGGTTCTACATTAATGATTGACCTTACAAGAACCGCAATGGCTTCATGGCAGGGGTCGTCAGCTGTTTACGAATCAGATGAGATTGATTTCTTAGAATTGAATCCTGTTGCAGCTTTGGATATTAAAGTTCCTATTTTGGTGGCAGCAGCTACAACTACTGTAATTACTGTTTCAAACAAATGCGCAGATTCTGTAGTTACAGGCCTTATCGATGCTGACAATTGGAAAATGGTAGATGATGGAGTTGTAAAGGCTGTAACAGCAGTATCTGAAATCACTGGTGAATACACTTTAACCCATCCTGCATTGGTCGCAACTCATAAAGTTTATTTCAAAACATTCAACGCTGGTTATCCAGTAGTTTCTGTAGATACAAACTATTATGCTGGTCAGTCAATGGAGAAAACTGTTGTATAATGAAATATAAGATTGGAGCGTACAGTTTTGATGTTTCAAAACCATTCAAAACGAATGATGAAGCTATAAAGCACGTACAAGAAAGATATCCTGAATTAAGTAAGGATGAGATTGTAAAACACCTGAAACCATCAATTAAAGATGAATCCACTAGCGCTCAAAAAGAACATTCAGAAAGCAATTCGGGAAGTGCCAAAGCTAATAGATCAAACAATAATAGATCTTAAGCTTGGAGATTTAAACAGGAAGAATTTATTACATGGTAAGGATAGCGAGGGCATTGATATGCCCTTCTATTCTAATCACTCTGATTATGGTTTTGAGAAAACGAGAAGAAATCCCCTAAATCGTGGACGTTGGGATTTAAAAGATACTGGACAATTTCACAGAGGTATTTTCAGTAAAAAAATAAAAAGCTATGTTCAATTCAAACAAAAAATAAGAAGCGCAAAAATAGAATCAATATTTAGAAAGATGGAGCGAGTAAATAGAATTCCATTAGGTCTATCTCAAAAAGAAATGACTAAACTTTTACAAGAAAAAAGACCAGAGTTAAAAAAGAAAATTGAAAACATAATCGCAGGAAGATGAAAATAATTATAGAAAAATTACAGCTCGGAAATATTGAAATCATAAAAGTTTCAAAGTTGGAAGGTTTAGTTTCAGAAAGTATAACCTTCCAATATCAGGAAGAAAATGGAAAAATAAAATGTTTGTAGAATGTGCAATTGCAGTAAACCGATAACGCAAACTGACTGCCAAAAATTGAGAGAGTTTAATCAGGATCCTGAAAAGCGTTTTTTCATCTATCATATTTTTGATGATGATCGAGGATTACAGATTGCATTTGTGCCTAAAGGCGAAAATCCTAATAAAATAGCATTAGAAAGAGGTTTTATAAACGAAAACGGAATTGTAGAACATTATCACATCTCAGAACACCCATGTTTATATGAATAATATAAAAATTTTTAAAGACAATAAAGAACTCCCCATCTGGAATTATAAAAGAATACTACAGACTGGGGATTTTTTATATATGACTGTTGGATATGATGGTCATAATACTATCGAATATGACTTGAAAGAGTTAGAGAATAGATTTAATGAAATTCAAGCTCAGTCAACTTTCGATATTAATGAAAAGAATGAAGAATTATCAATCTATTCTGATATAGAAAAAATAAAATTACAAATGCTTGTATATGGAGGTCTTGTAGGCATTATAACGCTAAAGCAAAAACAGGAAATCCTTTGCGATTGGTTAAAACAAGATTTTTCACTAGATGATTTATTCGAGCTTCTTTCAGAATTTAAAATCAAGAAGTCTAAAGATTTGAATATTCAAAAAGATATTATTCTTCAGAAAATACAAAAATTAGAAAATGACATTCTTAGTAATGTAAAAAAAATCAAAACCGATGATAAACTGCCTGAAGATTTTGATATAGATGAGCAAATTATAAATGTTAAAATTGGTTTAGAGATAGATTTTGACGAAAAAACAACATCATTACATCAATATCAGATTTACATAAAGGCGCTTTTAAAGAAAATTGAACAACTCAATAAAATAAATACAAAATGAGTGAGAAATTAGCAATATACGACGAAGAAAAAACCGTAGCAGGATTAAAATCTGTTAACGGTGAAGTTGATATAACTGTTGCGAAATTCAGAGAGTTGATGGGAGTTGTAAATCAAGCTTCTCAAGGTTTTTCACGAGCTACTCCTAGAGAATTCGTTCAGGCAATGGAACGATCACGAACGGTAACTGAAGGAATGACAACAGTCACAAATCAATTAACCGCTTCTGAAAGGAGGTTAGCTCAGGTAGAAAGACAATTAGCAATTGCTACAAGTGACCAGGCTAATCAAATCGCCAACGTAACAGCTCGAACTAGAATTCTTACAGCCGAACAAAGAAACAGAGCACTAGCAGAAGAACATTTGGCGGCATTATCTGATAGAGAACGTCAAAGACTAGGTAATACTCTACAAATATATAATTCTGTTCAGCAAAAGCTTGTAAAACTTCAGGGCGAATATCGTAATCTAGCGACCGCAAAGCAGTTAGGTATGACTTTGACGGATAAGGAAATTGCAAGGATGACGGAGCTGGAAAAAAGAATTCAACGTTACGATCAAACTTTAAAAGCTGTTGATGGTTCTATGGGGATTTATCGACGAAATGTAGGTAATTATGCCAGTGGATTTAATGCTATGAATAATTCCGTAGCACAACTAGCCAGAGAAGCACCTGCATTTACTTATTCTATGCAAACAGGATTCATGGCCCTATCAAATAACATCCCTATTTTCTATGATGCTATGAGAGCTGCTAGAGAAGAGAATGTAAGGTTAAGAGCTGAGGGAAGCGCTACTGTCCCGGTTTGGAAACAACTAACATCAGCTATTTTTAGCTGGAATACTTTACTTTCTATCGGAATAACATTGCTTACTGTTTATGGAAAGGAAATCGGAGAATGGATTAAAAAATTATGGGGTGGGATTGATGCAACATCAATATTGAATAAAAACACCAAAGATTTAAATGCATCAAGAAAGGATGCTGCTAAGTCTTCAGCATCAGAAATATCTCAACTAGAAAAGCTTTATAAAGTTTCTACAAATGCTTCTTTGAGTTATGAGCAAAGAATGCGAGCGGTCAGAAAACTTCAAGACTTATACCCTTCCTTTTTTGGTAATTTATCTGCTGAAATTATTATGACCGGAAAAGCTAGAGATAAGTATTTACTTCTGCGTGATGCTATTTTAGATTCGGCTAGAGCTAGAGCTATTGGTAATAAGTTGGCTGAAAGACAAGCCGAGCAACTTGAAAAAGAAGAAAACAGTCATAAAGAAATAGTTAGGACATTAACTCTTATTGATAAGATAAGAAAAGCGAAAATCGAAGGTAAATCGTCTGTTAGGATAGAGGATGAAAATGGATTTGGAGCAGTTTATAATAAAGATTACTACGACGAAGCAATTGTTAATATTAAGAAACGTAATAAAGAAATTTTAACTGAGGTAGATAGAAATAATAAAAATTTCACAAAAGCTAATGCATATCTTTTAAATACACAAATTAAAATAGAAGGCAAGAAAAATGTTGCCGCCTATGATTCTGATAAATATGGAAAAGATGCGCCTAAACCCCAAAAAGAAAAACCATACAACGGTTCTAGATTAGATGGCAGTCAAAAAGACTATTTAAAAGACCTTCAAGCAAGTAGAGATTTGGAACTTGCTATTAATGAAACTGCATTTATAGAAGGAAAACAGGATGAATTAAAATATCTTGATGAAGTATTGAGAATTAACACATCATTCTTCAATAAAAAAATAACATTCTTAAAAGGCAAAAATGCAGAAGAAAGAAAACAGCGTGCTGATGCTATTTTAGACCAAGCTAAGTTAGAGAAAGATACAGATAAAAAGAAATTTGATATACTAGAAAAACAAGCGGATGAACATAATAAAATCAAAATTAATGAATTAGAAAGAGCTGCAAAACAAATTGAAGAAAACCAATATATCAGCGATGTAGATAGGTTAAATCAACAGATTTCAAATGATTCTCAAATAATTTCCCAATTATCATCTAATTATGATTCTCAAATAGCACTTGCGAAAAAATACAATCAAGACACTTTAGAAATAGAGCGTAAAAGGGATGAGGAAATAGGTAAAATTCAAGACAATAGACTTGTAAAAGTAAATTCACTTCCTGAAGCTTTCAATAAAGATGTTGACCGTGTTTCAGAAATGTCTGATAATCTACAAAATAAAGATTATGAAGAACAGAGGTTAGCTATTTTACAAGCTAAAGTACCATTACGAGATAGGGAATTTCTTCTTAGTCAATTAGAGTTACAAAATAATGAAACAAGCCTTTTAAACCAAAGAAATGATTTAGAATTAAAGAAAAATTCACTTGATGTAATTGCTCAAACCAAAAAATTAACAAAAGAGCAAGAATCTCAATATGGGGCAATTGAATCTGAAATTTCAGGTATTAATTCGCAGTTAGAAACAACTAAAAAAAATCTTGAACAATTAAAATTAGATAAGCTACTTGAAGATTTACAACCGTTAAAAGATTTAATAGGCGGTCAATTACAAGATTTAGGACTTGAAAATGTATCGAAGCAATTCGATGAAATGTTTAAGAAAATCGTTGAAGGTTCCTTTACCGCTAAAGATGCTGTAATTGTTGCTGCTTCTGCTATTGCGGACGGACTTACGGCAATCAATAACACCCAGAAAGAAAATACTATAGCCGCCCTTGATGAGCAGTTAAAATACACTCAAGAAACCACTGAGCAAGAATTAGAATTTATCAATAATAGGTTAGATCAGTTAAATGCACTAGAAACCCTAACTGAAGAGCAATACGCTCAAAGAAACGCTTTAGAAGATGAAGCAAGAACTATAAAAGAACAACAAGCCCAGCGGGAAAAAATGATTGAAGCCCAAAAGGCAAGAGCTGAACAAAAAGCTGCAGCTCAACAAGCTTTAATTAATGGAGCGTTGGCGGCTACAATGGCACTTGCAACAATGCCACCTCCTGCTTCTTATGTAATGGCGGCGGTAAGTTTCGGGTTAGGAGTTGCTCAATCGGTAGCAATTATGTCTAAAGATCCAGTTCCTAAATACTTTGTAGGACGTAAAGGCGGTAAGGCAGAGGTTGCAATTACCCAAGATGGAGGTCGTGAATTTATCTCAAATGATAAAGGCGAGATTACTTCTTTAGGTTCTGATAATGGTGACCAATTGACCTACCTAAATAAAGGGGATAATGTTCACACCGCAGCGGAAACTAAATCTATTCTCAAAAGAATGGGGGCAATGCCTAAACTAGGTGAGAATATCTTCCAGAAGATTGCGCTTCAAAGTTTACGTGCTCCGGCACCAGTTGTAATAAATCAGATGGTTGATAATTCTGATGCTATTGCTGATAAAATTGCTGCAAAGTTTGATTTGACGTTTAAGAAATACACGCATCCAACAACTGAACGAATCAACGGAAAAATTATAAGACATAGAGGTTCTAATTTAGGAGAGGTCATGGGATATTATGACATGGAAACTGGAAAAGAAATTTCAATTGAAGATCATCAAAACAAGAACAATGATACCTATTAAACATATTTTATACGAAAACGGAGTTAAGGAAATTTTCAAATTGATTGTTCCATCCGGAAACTATGCCGGAACTTATGAGATTGAAAAGCCTGATGGGTGGGATGATGTAGATTCTGTAGTTAATATTGATGATGAATTATTCTTTGTAAAAGATTTTATAATTGGAGACAGTGAGAAGCTTAGATTCATGCAGTACAATCATAAAAAGGCTTTTGATATTATTAAATCTGTTTACAAGGAACAGGGCGGCGATGGTCTTATTCATTTCAAATGGATTGCTTCAAAAGATGGTATTGAATATGATTTGCTGAATGATAATTTTGATGTGAATTTAAATAAGTATTCAGAGTCTATTGATAAATCAATGTTTAAAATTGAACTTGAAATAAAAAAAAGTGAAGCACAAAATAAATTAATTAATAGAGATGAAACGACTATTGATTTATTCACGGAAAAAGATTTAGATGATAATGATATTACAGCAGTTGAAACCTTTGATATAGGCTATAAAAAGGGGAGTAAAACGCTTGAAAATTTTTATTTTGCAACAGCAGGACAAGAGAGGGGAAATTTAACCAATGAATCGAATAAGTTTTGGTTATTTTCAAGATCAGAGGGGTATGATTTGGGAGTTAATGGAAATGAGCAATCAGGAGTTGCAGCAGAAAATAACGGTTTAAAGCAGTCTTATTTCGGGTGTTTTATTTCCACGGACATAACGCTTCCGAATGTTAAATTTTCATTCAGTAATTTTGAAGTTGGTATTTATACTGATAATGTAAATTTCTTTTCTGATGTTTGGTTTTATGTGTTGATTACATTAAATGGAAACGTTCAAAATATTCAAGTCCCTGGAACAAAAGCTGTAGATTCTAACTGGCTATGGGAAGGCTCAACTTACAAAGGGGGATTAATTAATTTTACTAATTTAGAATTTGTACTACCTAATGCAGTTCAGCCGGGTTCACAGATTGATATTTGGATGGTTTCACCAAGTAATACTCATTTTAAAATGATTCTCTTGAATGAATCCCCATCAATAGCAATTTCGTCTAATTTAGAATCTCCAATAGTAAAAACAAAGGCTGTAAGGCTAATTGACGGACTTAATCAGATTGTAAAAAACTATACGTCTTCTGAATTATCGGTAATAAGTAATTTTATAGGATTAGCAGGAACTTACTATAACACTTCTATTTCAACAGGTCTTTATCTTCGTGGTCTTCCAGCGGTTTATTTAAATCAGAAGCTTAAAACTTCATTTAAAAAACTTATGAATGAGGGAGCTGCAAAACTATTGGTGCTGGGATATGATATTATAGGAAGTAATGTAGTGATTGAAGATATTCATTACTTTTTCAAAGATTTTAAATTTTATGATTTATCTGAAAAAATATATTTACAAGAAGATTTTAAAATTGCAAATGATAAGGATATAGTTTTCAACACTCTTTTATTTGGTTCAAAGAAATACTCAACAAATAAAAAAGATGATATTAAAAACTTTATTACGTCAGCTGAATTTAGCACGCCTATAATTTCAGTTAAAAATAAGTTTGATAAACAGACTGATTTAATCATTGATGAATACAAAATTCAAGAAATGATTGAAGATAATTCTACAAAAACAAATGATAATGATGATGATTTGGTTTTGATAGATATGGTAAATGTCACGGATTATTGGGATTTGGGTGTTTTTGAAAATTGCAGTCATTCAATTGAAGCCGGCAAATTACTATTAAAATGTTTTTCCACACCATTTGGCACAATCCTTCTTGAAGTTGGGCAATTGGTAGAAATTACAGAGGGATTGAATGTAGGCACATGGACTGTTTTATCAATCGACATGGATAAGATGGTTTTGAATAAAACAACAGGTATTCAGGAGGGAGTGAGAGATACGCCAATTAGATATAAAATTTCATCATTGACAAAAAATAGAACTGGAAGCGATGGTTTTTCAAATTCTAGCGAAATAAGAAATTTTGATACCACAACTAATATTAGACATAATCCAAAGTACCAAATGGCTAGATGGTTTCTTTTTTTTGGGTCGGGATTAAGGGAAAAAGGTAATTCAGAATTAATAAAAGTAACTAATTATAAAAATAACTCATCTGCAGAAATGCAAACCAACTCAATTGAGCTTATCAATGAATTGTCAGGATTGGTAAATGTGGGAGCCGATGAAACATTAGGAAGATTAAGGTCTTATGATCAAACTCTTTTCAATGGCGATGAAATTACTATTTCTTATTCTAAAATAGAATTTGAAGAGTTTTTTCAAATATATGATTTATGGAAATTTGGACAAGAAAATGACAGGTTAAAAAGTAGGGGATATTTATCTTTGAACACTCCAGAGGGTATTTTTGACGTTTTTCCTTGGGGTGACGGAGCATTTTCTCACAGTAAAAAAACAAATGTTTTAACCATTAAAGGGAAAATTAAAGGCAAGTCAGTTGACAACCCTACATTATTAAATGTTGAACAATTGACGAAAAATACAGTTCAATTAGTTTGGGATTTTAATGATGAATACATCAATCCAATTTCTAAAATTCAGTATTCTTTGGACGGCATTAATTGGGTAACCTTAAAAGAAGTTAACAACGTTAAAACAGATATTTTAGAATCTGATTTGTTTGAAGATATATTTACTGGAACAGTTGTATATTTTAGAGTAATAGTATCAACCGCTGATTATTATAACAAAATATCAAATACAATTCAGATTACATGGCAATTTAATGATTGGTTGATTCGGGAAATTAGCAGAACGGAAAATATAAATTGTGGAAACAGTTATCTTACTTTAGAAGTTAAAGGGACTGGTGATTTTGATATAGAATGGAATTTTGCAAGTATTCCGGGGGGAGGTTCATCAAAGGCTTTGGATTTTGATAATAATATTGAAATAGTAACTTTTGATGCTGATTACGGATTATTGGATCATTATGAGACTAAAAACACCGCTTTAAGCGTGGTAAACGAAACTAAAACAATATCTATCCAACTTAAAAATAGTGATAAAAACGGAATTGGTAAAATATTAAATTGTACTTATGGAAATACGCCAGATTTTGTATCGTCTTCTTTAGAAATAATATTTACAAATAGTACAACTTCAGAAGAGAAGTCATTTGTATTAACCTGCGATACGATCAAAAAGTATTTCGTGCGTCCAACGCCACCAGTTGTATAGAAATATATAAATTCAATACACAACAACACCAAACATTATGCGCATTAGTTTTGTGCATAATGTTTTTTTATGCAGCGATTTTGGTACCATAGTCCCGTAAGATTCTACAAAACTATTGAAGAATTGGAGGATATGACCAATCCTCAAAACACACAATACTTCGGTCATGTTAATACTCCTTATCCTTTGGAGGTTAATTCTTATCACAGATTTTTAATCCCTAATTACCAAAATGAAGTTGCATCGGAAGATTTACAGCTTTGGTTAATTGGAGATGATGAAGTTCAAGTTTCATGTGAATTTGGAATTGTTGACGGAAAGCTTTTTCGTGTAACATTTATTTCTTTTGAAGAAATTCAAGGACATTTTGAGATCAGAACCGAATCAGAAACATTATTCTATTCCAATTGTGTGAAATTCTTGAATAGTAGTGATAATGAAGGTCGGAAGTTTATCCGAATTGCAACAAATCATAATTGGAATCGTGGCTTATTTAATTTCGCAGGAGATAACAATTGGATTATTACAAATATACCAGCATATTGTTTAGGTCAATTTGATATTGATGAAGATGTAAGCCTTGGAAAGTCAGGAAAACAAGGATCTACTACTATTAATGATGCATGGTTAGAAGAGAATGTGAAATATGAATTTGAGATTAACGGAGATAATAACATTCTTTCTTTCATTTCAATCCACTCTACAAATAATGATTTCTACATCGACGGAACAAAACGCACTCGCAAAGAAAAACCCGAATACGAAGAATTTTCACCAACTGTAACAATGAAGTTTTCAAACCAAAAGAACGAAAATGGAATGAATATTTTCCTAGATGAAGATTTTATTTTTAGCGATGCCTTTAGAATGGCTTTAGGGAACGGAGAAAAAACACACATATACACTTATAACGATAATAAAAACGCAATACCAACAGAGTAATGGGAGATACTAGTACGGCATTTATAAAATTAAAACCAGTTTCAGAATTAGAAACAGTTTTTAATCCATCAACCGGAGATATAATTTATCATGATGGTGAAGGTGGATTAAAAAAAACGCCATTAGGAATGTTTCTACCACCTCAAACTATTTTTGATTTAGGGGAATTAAATGAATACACAGATAATGGTGTAAATATTCTTTCTTTATTGTTAAGTACAATATCTGATAAAGATCGTGTATATAGTAAAATAGAAGGTTATTTTAGTGGTCCAGGAAACATGCGGGTTCATGTTTATAAAGATCAAACGCCTGCTGTTGGTTCAAATTTTACATGGACGAAAGTTTCTACACACAATATAACAATTCCAGGTTCTGGGATTCAAGAAATTAGTATAGATGATTTAGAAGTAAAAAAAGGATATTTTTTATCAATAGATAAAGACTCTACTTCTCAGCCATTTTCTGCATTTGGATCTGGTGTGAAAGATAATTATCAGGTTGCCGATGCAGGATTGACTACATGTTATGGTTCTTTGGTTGACGGATTGGATATGTCAATTGTTTTTAAAGAAATTAAAGATAGTGTAATAATAACGCCTGAAGTTGTTAATGTTACGGTATTAAGAAATTTAGAAGATTATAACTCTATAAGAGAAACAATATCCAAAATATCAGATGCTTCAAAATATAAAACATATATAGTTAATGTCCCTGAAGGTATTTGGAATGAATCAGATTTAAAAGGTAAAGACTTTGTAAAAATAAAAGGAGCCGGTAGGGAAAAAACCATACTATTAAATGATTCTACAGGATCAATGGCGTCTTTATTGTCTCCTACAGATTATTCATTTCCCATATATGCAAATCAAGCTCTTTCAACTATACCTATTGGATTTAAGCATATTATTAATGCCAGAAAAGATGTATTTATTGAAGATTTAACCCTACATGCAATTGACTGTAAATATCCAGCTCACTTAGATGATCCTGATTATAAAGCTTTTTATGCTTCAAATGTAAATTTTAAAGAAAAAGGATGCAATTTTCCATTAGGAGTTGGTGGATGGACTGGTCAAGAAATTTACTTAAAAGGATGTGTCTTTGAAAGGGAAATTTCAGGATTAGGAATATTTGTTCACAATTGGAATAATCAAAGTGATAAATTTAAATTCACTGTATTAAATTCTAAATTTGTAAGATGTAATTATGCAGCAGTTGATGAACTTGGAAGCAATCAAGATGATGAATTTAATCTTATTGGATGTACAACCGACTCAGGGGGCGGGCATATTCAGTTTCTTGTAGATAAAGATTCGGACGGGAAGACCTATTATACAGATCCAATTACGGGTATTAAAGAAGATAACCCTTCGGAAGTTCCTTATTGCTGGATTATTAACACATCAGGGACAGATATTTCAACTTTAGAATCAGACGATAGTGAAGATTTTAACCCCTCTTTTACAGGGAAACAAAGAAGTATAGAAATTATTAAAGAAAGGTCAATAATAAAAATATACCCATTTTGGTATGGCACACAATCGGATTATGATGCTTTAGTAAACATCAACCCATTTACTAATTATTTCATTGAAACTATTTAAATCATGATAAAGAATGGAAATAATTATGATAAGTTTTATCGTAATGGAAAATTATATGGAAAGGGATTTTTTAATGGCATTCAAATATTAAAATCACAGCCCAATCCTGCATTAATATTAGATATTGATTTTCAAAATGATTATGAAAATAATGTATTTGGAGGTTTGCAAATGGAAGCTTCGGGAAGTTCTCCAACTTTCGTAAGTGGAAGAAATGGGAACGATTTTGCCGCATACTTTAATGGCTTGCAATCTATTAAAACAATAGCACCCTTAGACTTGCAAAGCGACAAAGTAAGTGTGGCGTTTTGGATAAAAACTAGCCAAAATAACGTGGGGATTGTTTGCGAGTTATCCGAAGAGGTTGACTCTAATAACGCTTTTTTTATTGCGTTTAACCATATCGCCCCTGATTACTTTACTTTAAGGGATGGAATAGGGGGCGATATTTCTCAGAATATTTTGCAAAAAGGCACAGATTGGTTTCATATTGTTGCCGTAATAGATAGGACAGATTTTAATAAAATATGTAAAATATATATCAACGGTGTTGAAAACTCGGAAATCATTCAACAATCATTCAATTATCATGGTAATTTTTCAAGCAACATATTTTATATCGGGCAGCGAGCGGGATACTCATTGGGTTTTATTGGTGCCGTCCAAGACTTTAAAGTCTACAAAAAAGCCCTTACTCAGCAAGAAATAACAACTCTATATAACTATTAGTTTTTCAATTAAATGAACAACATAACCACATACACTATTAACGAAATCATTGCTTTGGTGATGTCGGTTCTAATTGGCTCCGGTGCTTATATCGGTTTCGTTGGGTTGAAAAAAAGACAGTCGCTCAGTTTTAAATTTATTTTTTTGGTTTTACTAATAAACCTTTTTGTGACGTATGTGGCTTCCGAACTTTTGAAAGTCTTCAAATGGGGAGAATACAGAGCTGTCGGATTGCCTTTAGTGGCATTTGCAGGACAATACTTAATGGAGTGGTTTGACAAAAGAAACTCTAAAATATTTGATTCAATGGCTAATAAAGCAGGTATTAATTTAAAAGAAGAAAACGATGAAAACAACAATCTCAATCAAGGAGGTAATTCTTAGATTGCTCATTATACTAGCAGTCTTTGTTCTTGCCTATTTTACTAAAGACACGGAAAAGCAGGTGCTTAGCTTAATTGGTTTTTTTATAGCCTTTTTTGCTTCTATTTATTTGCATAAACACTTTTTTCCATTCCTTATAATCTCGATTTTATGCTATCTGATGGCTAATATAAATGAGTTGTGGGATGCGGCTTATGTTTATAAACCAATGACAAAATTTTTATGGACGGCAGGGAATATATTCCTCCCGATAGGCGTAATCCATTTTGTGTACAAGCTAATTTTTAAATATAAAATAGTTGATCATGAACAATAATGTAAAAAATATTCTCGCAGGTCTTTTTGCGGTTCTGGTGGTTTGTTTATTTGCTTTTGCAGTCATTAACATGACAAAGGAAAATTCCGCAAAACAAATGGACGCTCTGAAAGAAATCAAGACCAATGCGGAAAGAGACGCTGCTGCAGCAAATCAAAAAAGAGACGCTGTTATAAAGCAAAATTTTGAACTCTCGAAAAAGGTCGGAGGTTTAGAAACCCGAATGATAATGTTCAATAGTAACATTTTGGGATTGTCAACCAAATTCGACAAAAGTTTTAACGAAATAAAAAATTATCAAAATGAAAAAATTATTGTTAATGATGATGCTCCTATTGACGAGCAATCTGATTTTCTGTCAAAATATAGATACAAAGAATATTAAGGTAGAAATTCCACAATCTCAAGTAAAGGAAATTTACAAAGGATTGAAGCAAGGCGAGTATCTAAAAGTACGACTTGAAAAAACGGAAAAAACACTCCAAAATGCAAGTGAACTTATAGACGAGCAAAAATCTGCATTAGAAACTTCATCTACATTAATCAAAGCGAAAGACCAGATGATTGCGAATAATGAAGAAATATTTTCGCAGGAAAAGATAATCTACGATTCTCAAATAACATCGCTTCAAGCTGATTATAAAATACTCCAACAAACTTCAAAAGCAGAAGCTAGAAATAAGTTTTGGAATGGAATAAAAATAGGAGGTATTTCCGTGGCAATTCTGGGCTTAGGTGCTTTTTTACTAATTAATAGATAGAAAAAATGACTAAAGAAATTATAAATCTTACAAAGTCAGTAAGTCTGAAATTCGGATTTGAATCAGCGGTAATGCTATCATTTATCGAAGTTGAAACAGGAGGTAAAGGATTCAATACGGATGGTAAAATAATGCTTCAATTTGAGCCCGCATGGTTCAAAAAGAAAGCTCCTTTTGCGCCGTCTGGCAAATGGTCTGTTAACAAAGTCGATGTTCAATCAAAAGAATGGATTGCTTTTAATGACGCATTTGCAAAAAATAAAGATGCTGCAATGGAAAGTACATCTATCGGTTTAGGTCAAATCATGGGATTTCACTTTAAAAGGCTAGGGTTTAAAACTGTTGGCGAAATGTGGGATCATGCAAAAGAATCTTTGGAAAATCAAATCTGGCAAATTGCTCAATTTATCGCCACCGATGAAAATTTAAAAACAGCAATCAAAAATAAAGATTGGTTTACAATTGCAAAAATTTACAATGGTTCCGGATTTATGGAAATTGCAAGGAAGTATGGACGTGAACCATATAATATTAGTATGGCGAATGCTTGTAAGAAATATTCGAAGTAAGTTTAACCCAATTATGGCAGATTCGCCATAATTAAAAAAATGAGAAAAGTATCTAATTGGATGTTCCCTAAAGGTTCATCTTTTTTTTACGCAAAAACCATTTCGTTGATGTCAACGAAATGGTTTTTTTAAAATTCTTCAGTGGTAAAATTTAAAGCACCCGTAAACTAGGTGCTTTAAATTGGATTAAAATATGTTTTCGATACTTATATTCTTTTGAGTTTCAAGACGCCTTCTTTCACGCCCTACTGTGTATATTGATGTGGTTCTGTCATTCCGATGCCCCGCCATTATTTGTGCGCTAAAATGAGCCTCTTCTACTTTATCAAGGAAAGTGTGTTTTAAACTATAGATTGCTTTTCCTATATCTAGCGGTTTCATTACATTTTTAGTCCAGAATTTATAGATGTACGTCCTATGCATTTCGTCTGATCCCGGCTGATAGAAAAATGAAAATATAAAATCATCATCAAATAAGGCGTTTTCAAGTTGATCCTTCCAGAATGGTAATGCGTTTGGAATAATCGCTCTCTTTTCCCTAACATACAGTTCACCTTTTTTTAAAGTGATTGTAAATTCTGATTTTTCTATATCTACATCTGTTTTTTTTAATCCTAAAAGTTCGGGAACTCGGCACCCGGATAAAAAGAAGATTTGAAAAAAGTTGTAAAAGTGTGAATGCTCTGCAAGGATATGCTTATCAATCGCTTTCAATTCTTTATCCGTGAAAATTTCTTTTATCTGCACAATATGTCTTTTGGTTTTAATTCCAGTGCATGGATTAACTTTAAGACATCCCTCATCTACCAAATCTGTAAATAATGATGATAAATGTACTTTGGCTTTATTGTAGCTATAATTGGTTAAATTTAGCGATTCCAGAGTTTTTTTTATGTGAAGTAATTCCACATCTTTTATTTTTAAATAATTGAGATTGAGTTTCTCAAAAGCTATAAGGAATTTACTTAGATCACCTTTAACGTTTTTTTTATGTTCAGGAGTAAATTCTTTTTTCTCTAAAACTTTCTCCAGAGCTTCACCGGTGAACAAATAAGGATTAAGCTCTCCCCTTTCAAACATATACTCTTTGGTTCTGGGATTGTAATCCTTTTGATCCAGAAGATCTATCATTTGTTTTAGAAGGCCTTTCTCAATACATTTTCTTTCTTTCTCGGACTTAAATTTATTTAATCTTCGTCGATAAGTAAAAGGTTTTTCTCTGTCTTGCTCGTAAAAACGGCATTGAATGAACCAATCATCATTAGAATTGGTCACAAGGAATTCGGAGCGTTTGCACCCGAAATTTAGATTTTTCATACGCAT